TTGATTCATCGACCGTTGCTGCTCCTATACTTGTAGACGCAGAATTGCCGGTAATTATTACACCAATATCAATTACACTAGACTCTGATGACATGGTCATTTGTTGTCCAGTTACAGCTTGAAGAATTGAAGTTCCGCCAATTGATGTGCCTTGTGAGGATGTTATTTGTATTCCTGTTGCACTAACATTAGCATCTGCAGTTGTAGTTACGGATCCAATAGATGAAGTGGCTACAGATCCAACAGCAACTGGATTAGATCCTGATAGATCACCCCATTCATTTTCACCCCAGGTGTCACCACCCCAACCAACTTCAATGATACCATCTCCAACAGCGTTACCTACGGATAAAGTAGATTGTATTCCAGAAACTGTAACACCTAAATCAATTACCTCTTCACCAATTTGTGAAGTTATTTGTTGACCAGTCATTGTAAGTGTAGATCCGAAAACTACAGAAGCTTCAGAAGATACAGCTGTACCAAAAGTAGGAACATAATTTTGTTTGAATCCATCACTGAGTTGTGCTCCCCATAAAAATATAGATGAGCTTCCATCACCAGTTCTTGAATAATTACCAAAGCTTGTAATTGTAGGCGTACCAGTATCCGATAAAATAACTTTAGGAAAAATATTAGAACTACCTTGTGTAAAACCTCTTAACGAACATCGATACCATCCGTTACCATATTCCTCAATTTCAAAAGCTTGAAGACCTCCTGTTGCTCCACTTCCTGAAGCTGTTTGTGTACCAGTTTGTAAATCTATTACTCCGTATAACCAATTTGTAGATCCATTGGCTAAGATAACTATTGCATATCTTCTATCATTATTTTTTAAAAATACACTCCACGTAACTACTTGGTTTGCTGTGTATGAAAGGCCACCTGTTTCATAAACTTGATGTGTGCCAGTTCCAGAAGTTTCAGCAAGTTGGTCTGCTGTTTTTGTGCCATTTGGTGCAATCGTTGCATCTGCAGTTAATGTTCCTAAATTTTTTGTCCACGAACTATCATCAAATTTTTCGGAATATGTAATTTGATTTTCTCCTAATACATTAATAGTTGCTGAGACACCTGTAACATCTACATTAGCGTTTGCGGTAATAGTATTAGTGCCAATTGATGATGTTAATGATACTCCTGTAACCGATACTGGTTGATCATTTTGTGCAGACCAAGCCCCTTGATTCCAAGTTAAAGCACCCCATGTTGATTGTGTGATATCAAAAATACCACCCATACCAATACCATGCACATAACAAAGATAATAAAAATCTGTTTCGGAGGATGGTGTTACCTCAACGTATCTTGTTGTGGCTGCATTAAAATTAGTGGTATTAACGTAGTTAGAATATGTGGTAGCTCCGTCTAAGTAATACGTAACCCCAGAAGTTAAGTAATCAGATTGACTTGTTGTTGACGAAAAAATTAAAGGGTGATTGTTATTTGAGCTATCGTTTTGATTAAATCTTAATGTTGCTCCTGCAACCCATTCAACAGTTCCAGGGCCTGTAGAATTTCTAGCACCATCTAAATAATATACATTTCCGGTGCCGCCTCCATAGAGGTTCCCTGAAGCTACGGTTACTACATAAGTTCTTTCCGCCATAGCTCCAGGACCTTAAATTACGCTAATCTTAATATTGCAGCAGATGTAGTGAAAGCCGGGAACTGAATAGTAAATGTCCCAGAAGTTGCAGTCTTGTCACCACCAAAATCTAATACAGCGACAGCATCAGTAGTGTTAGAACCACCATCAGTTGTTGTGTTATAGATTAATGCTCCTCTTGCAGTAAGAGTTACGTTTTGAAATGATAAATCAGCAAAATCAGTAATCGCAACAGAAGATGATACTTTTACTCCTTGATTAACTAACGCTTTACCTCCAGCTGTGTATCCAGATGGTGATGAAACTTCGTTTGTAGTCGCGTAGTTTGTAGTTGATTTACCTAAAGTTGCAGATGATGTATACATCGCTAATTTGTAAGTATCAGATGATGTATCAAAATCGTGCTTTCCTTGCAGTAACTCTTTTTTAAAAGAGTCACAGATCGCATTTGTTGTTATAGCCATAGTTTTTCTCCTTAATAAGTTGTGTTTGGAGTAGGACTTTGGATTTTAATTCTTGGTACTCCATCGTCATATTCCGCACGTCTTCTTCTGCCCATTTGTTGTAGGGCAAAATTTTGTAATTCTTCATCATACTTGCTTTTATACAGGTTGTATAGATTGTCGGGTCCTTTTAAGTAACTATAAGCCTCTGTTAAAACACCATGTAAGAGCATAGATTCCTGATAAGTAGATAAAAAAGTATTATTTGTAGATGTGAAATTTGGTGGATCTTTAATATAATTAATTTGCACCGTTAAGGCTGTAGCAGGCATTGGTGCAACTAAAATTGTAAAATCATCCCAGTTTGCATAATATTTTGGAGTGCCTTGCGAACCAGTGCTATTAAACTCAGAGATAAAACTTGTATCTCTTTTTTCTAAAAATACTCTAGTGCTTCCATCAATGACTTGTACGGATCTAAGTATTAAAGAATCTGAAGGTATAGTTACATATCTATTTCCAGCAGTAAAGTTTGAGGTAGCATATTTTCTCAAATCATCATAGTCCACTTTACCAGCTACATCTAACTCAACATGTCTTATAAAATCTTGTATGATTGCATCAGTTAAAACGTTTGAGTCCACTTCTGTATAGTTTCTTACTTGTGTCAAAAAATTTGCGTGTGTTATAGCCATTATGTTATACTAACCTCCACTTTTCCTATTAAAGATAATAATTCTCTTCTTCTATTTTGTAATGCAGGATCCTCAGGAATCATGCTGTGTAATGTTGATGTAACTCCATTTCTTGTTATTTGAAAATCTTGTGTTTTGAAAGCAAAATCACCGGGTAATGATAAATTTGCAACACCTACTGATGCTCCACCAGAATCTGATATTGTAACATCTTCAGAAAATTTTACAGAAGGTTGTTGAAATTTCATATTTCTAGAATTTTGTAATGCTATTGCATCTGCAGTAGTTCGTCTTCTTCTAATTTGAGGATGTTTTGGTTCAAATTCTGATATGTGTACTAAAGATCCATTCCACTCCTTTACCATTTCTACATAAGGAAATGCTTGACCAGATCTATCTGATATAGCTTGAGATCTCTTACCTGTTGCGTACTTTGCCATCTATAATCCTGTCGGGTAAAATGATTGTGGTGTAATAAATGTAGATGTTCTTTGACCATCTTCATCTAATGCTCTTTTTAATTCATCTTCGTAAACTAATTTATTTTGTTGAACCAATTGCGGTGCTTTTTTCATTGCTAAATAATAAGCTAAACCAGCACACATACATGGCAAAAATCTGTATGCAACGTCAGCATCATTTGTATATGCCCCTGCATCTTCAATTCTTTTAATTACATAATATTTTAGAGTTGTATAAGTATTTAAATCAGGTGCTTGATATAAATAAATTTTTGGAGTTTTCTCTCTCTCCACATAATATTGTGATGGTTGTCCCAAAGCTAGTTTGTTAGGTAAAGCAGCATAAGCTGATCTATCAATTTTAGTTAAAGATACATCTTGAGTATCTGCATTATCAGACGCTGTTGCCGTTGTGGAAACAAATGCTTCTAATACATCACTTACATTTGATGTTACAGAATATTCTGCTTGACCACTAACTAAAGCGTTAGAATGAAGATCTACCTTCCATAAATGTATGCCTCTGTTGCCCCATTCTGCAAATAGTAAATTTAAACTTCTTCTAGCTGATCTTAAATCGTAACCAGAATTAGTAGATAGACCACATCTTTCATAACCTTCATCTATTATCTCATCTATATTTAAATTAAACGATACTGTTCCTGATGTTGCCATTATATTTTAAATCCTTTCAACATTGATCCATAATATTTTTCGTAACTTTTATTTGATATTTTTGTGCCATCTATATCTGATTTTATGTAACTACCTGTGTAAGGTTCTTGTTTCATTTGACCTTTTCCTGGTGCTTTAGATACAGATTGACTAAACATAGCTCTACCCATAGCAGCTTTTTCAACACCTTTTATTTTACCTTTATTTTTTGATGCGTAGAAAACTGATTCACCCTCTTTTTTGCCATATTGTTGTTTCATGGCTTTCATAATTTTTTTACCTTTTTTATTAAGTGGCATGTTTACTCCTTAAATATATAATATAACACTTTTGTGGCTAAATCTACAACCTGATCAGGCTATCATTCCTACCAATTTGTCCAATTGGCTTAATATTCATGGCGATAGAATATCTATCTTGATCTCCGAAATAATAGAAAATTCTATGTTTTAAATAGCTAGGAAAAACTATTAAATCACCCTTTTTTACATTTTGCCTACAAATATTGTTAAAAAAGAAACTATCTAATGGCTCTTTATTTATATCCCATGGTAAAATTTGTGGTCTTACGAATTCTATTTTTATATCATCTTCTATTGTTCCAGATGGGTAATAAACAGCACTTAACCAATAATTAGCATGATAATGAGTTTCTGAAAAACCTTGATTTTTAACTAGGGTAGACCAACTATTTTGTATTTCAAAATCTTGATTTATACCCATATCTTTTAAACCATCTTTAATTATATTTTTTAATTTTTCTTTTATTAAATCACCATACGTTAAGATTGAAAAAATATTTTTATTTTTAGATATCAAAGATTTAGTGATGTTTTGCATATTTGTATCATCATCACAAAACTCATATTGTAATTTTTTTAAGTCTTTTAAAATTAACTCATTGTTTAATTCAAGATCTTCAAAGTACAAAAACCACTCAGAAAAAGGAATAACCGTATTTTTTTTCATCAAACTAAATCAGTGGCTTTACCTAATATTGGTTTGTATTTTGTTTTTCCTTCTGATTTATATGCGTGTAAAAATGATGCTCTTGGTGTTCCATCAACCCAACTACAATGAATCCACCCGCTGTTGGGTTCTCCTGGAGTATAGAACTCGAGGATTAGCTGGTCTGGCGTAAGGTTTGATTTTATCCAATCAAAAAGCTCAGCGTTATCCACACCAACACATTCAAAGTCTGCGGCCTCTGCGCGTGCATGCTGCGAATTTACAGAACTTCCAATAGCAGTGCATAATTCTGGGCTACGGAATCCGCTAGTCACCTTAACCCTGCCAAAGTGATCCCGAACTGGTTGAAGAATATTTTCACATAGTAATTTTAATTTTTCTATTTGATCAGCATTAGGATTATTATCAATACCCTTCCTAATCGCTGTGTCTGATTTAGTTAGCTCTAACAAACTAAAGTTTCGTGTCAAATTCATTTTTTTTCCTCCATTTCATAAAACATTTTATCAGAGTCTTCTGTAACCATCTTTGTGTCCTCTGCATCCCAATAAGTATTTTGGACTTTATAGTCAGGCCAAGTGTTATCAGTAGTGTAGCTATTAACGTGCCACAAAAGGCGATTATTAGGCTGAGCTGCAAAATTACCGTTATTAAGAGCCAGTATATGTGCACACTTATGTTCTTGAGGTATTTCAGAATGTTCCACATCCAAGATATTAGTGTCTGGATGAGCCCAGTCAATAGTAAATAAATATTGTCCATGATAAAACTTTTTATCCAGCCCCAAAAATTTACCATTTATACCATCCAACCAATCAAAGCAATGAACACTAGGCCAATAGCTAAAACAATTCCACAACTCCAACTGCTGAACCGACATATCCGGCACTTCGGCTCTAGAAAAACGTTTTTGGAAAAACGCTGAGATAGGCAACCTCCAATAGCACGCACCATTGGGTAACATAATGTTAAATAATAATGCACGACCTGAAATGGAAGTAAGGCCAAAGATAACGCAGTCACTATAAAGTTTTTTATATTTTTCTTCCATGTCATAGAGATATTCTTTTCTAACTTTACAATATATGGGAGGAATGTTTGCGTTCAGATAAGCCATTTTTATATTTTTCCCTCCAATAATTTTTTCTTTCTAAAAGTCTAATACGTTTTTCTAGTATATCAAATCCTAATAATTTTTTTAATAAATTTATCATTATTCTATAATTAATTTTTTGATACTTTTACTACCATCTATGTTCAATTCTAATTCTGCAGAACCCTTCCAGCATTTGTAGGTTACCGATTCAGAATATTCACGTTCCGCGTGACGCTTGCCTCGTAAACATTGTGCCATACCATCAACCTGCAAACGAGCTTCTTTAATTTCTGCGTTTACAAACATCAGGAGGGCTACCACACTTTCAATCATTGTCCGTTACCATTTTTGTAGTGCATGTCTCTAGCCTCGTCTTTTAAATTTTCTATATCTTCTAAGACTTTATCCATTTGTTTTCTTAAAAATTCTATATTAACTTTATTTAATGCCATAGACTCTATGTGTTTGTTTAACTTGTCTGTGGTCTTATAAAGATCCTCGATCATCATGAACTGCTCAGAATCTGCGGGCAATGATCCTAATTGTCCACGTGGCCACTTAATTCTAAACTCTGTGTTTTCTTCCAGATCTTTCTCCATAATCTGTATACGAGTGTCTGCAACATTAAGACGTTCTATAATTTGAAAGTAACCCATAGTGCCAAGTGCTACGATGACGATCAGCGAGGCAACCGTCTTCATAGGCATCTGCACGGCTGCCTCTTCCGATATGTTGAGAGGTTTTTTACTCATTATTTAATATAACCTGGTTCTAAGAAGATAGCCAGAAGACATAATAATATAACTAACAGTGCTGTGAACCTGTAATCCATCCTGGCTATCTCCATAACTTTATCCATTCAGCCAATTATGTATTTTTTTAAATGGCCATGCAATTATATTCCATACCCATTTTACAATTTTTTTTACCATACTTTTATCCTCCTTTACTATTGGATGACTGCAAGTTCTACAATCGCAATCATACCCAATACATTGATTAGTATTTAAATAAGGGCCAACTCCTTTACAATGACAAGGATGAAAACATAATGTACACTTTAACACTTCCATCTTCTTCTAGCCTGCCTTAATCTTGAGTTAGGATCCTTTGCAGCTTTTGGGAATTTTTTCATTTGCCCAGCTGATCTAGCGCAAAATGATTTACGCCTTTTTGCAGCCGCTGAACCAGGTTTTACTTTACCAGTAACAGCTGTTTTTAATTTTGATCCGGGGTTTGCTCTTCTGTATGCAGCAACTCCCGCTTTTGTCATTCCAGCACCTTTTTCAGTAGGTCTAAAATTTTTTTTATTACGAGCTGGCATAACATCACCACCTCTTTTCATTTTTCTATACTCACCATCAGAACCAGTAAAAGGTTTTCTTTCTGGAATTTTTGGTAAAGGTTTAGGTTTAGGCTTACCCTCTTTATCAAAAAGTAAAAAAGGTTCTCGAGTATATCCTTTACGTTTTGGTCTTCTATATGGTCTATACATTTTTTTCCTTACGTAAATGTAATTGTTACTCCACCTGTGCCTGCTATAGTTGCGTGAATCCCCTCTACAAATAAAATTCCAGAGCCAGGTAAATACATATCTAATCCTTCTTCTCCGAATAAATAAGTAGTAATTACTGTTCCAGATCCGCCACCACTTCTAAAGATTATAGATCCACTCGCACTATTTCCTTTTGCTTGTATAGAAGTTAATCTCGCTCTTCGAGTCGTAGGCACCATTTGTGCTGTGCTCGTAGCGTGTGCTGCCGATTGATCTGAAGTAAAGCTTCCACCACCACTCATAACTATCCGTTCTGACCTGTCATGTTAGGCCCTGAAAATTTATCAGTTAATAAAGTATATGCTGCAATATTTGTTTTTGTTTTACAAAATATACCTTTTGGAAACAGAATACCGTCTTCTGGAAAATTAAAATTAATTACATCTCCTGTAGGCACATCTGCTTGAAATAGAGTTGTTCCTGAATTTGATGTTGTTGTAAGTTCTAAAACTCCTGCACCTCCACCATTAGACGCAATAATTATACCCTTCAATCTTATAGGTTGTGCGATGATTGCGGATGCGCCAGCTGCTGCATCGGATCTAGTAGCCTGTATATCGCCTTTAAAAGACATAAAATTCTCCTATGTTTGTGGCTCCCGAAGGAGCCACTAATTATTTATTATTGTGAATCAAAAGGTGTTGCAATTGTTCCATTACCAAGTAACTGACCTTCCACAGCATATAAGTTAGCTGCGATTGCAGTAAATTTGATTCTTGAACCTTTTAAACCACCTGTTGTAGCGTTAGATCCACCAGCTTCACCATTAAGATTAACTTCGTTATCACCTGTTGAAACTTGAAATTGTTTACCAGCTGTTGACGCAGTGATACCAACTGTAACAGCACCAACAAATTTGTCAGCAGTGTCAGCAGTCTTGATAGTTCCTGTGAAATTGTCAATGAAAAGAATTTCAAAAGTCGTACCAATCGTGCTTGGGTTGTTTGGATCACTTCCTGGTCCCGCTTGTGCTGAGTCAGCTGTAGCGTTTATTGCAGGAATAGTGATTGCAGTTGGTGTTCCTGTGGGATCCATAGTTACAAGTCTTCCTGCGTGATCAGCAACAGTTAAATCTGTAGCTAATGTCTCTGCTTTGACTGCACCTGGTCCTATATTTATAAAACCATTTTTAGATCTTACTGGTCCACTAAAAGTTGTGTTTGCCATAATATTCTCCTTTGTATAGCGTTAATTACGTTGTCTCTATACCGTCTGCCTAGCCAGTCAACATAATAATTTTCTAGGTTTTAATAGTATACATAAAAAAAGGGGCGATGTAAAACACCGCCCCTTAATAATTAATACTAATATGTATTTATTAGCTAGTTGGTAAATTTCCGTTACCAAAAATACATCTTGGATCAGAGAATCCAAAAGAGTATCTTTCTCTAGCTTTAAATCTCATATTACCAGTATCGAAGTCACCTTCCATTGCAGTTTTGATTGGTGATCTAACGAACATTTTTAGTCCATTAGGCACATCAGTCAATAAGAAGTATGAATCTGTATCAGTTAAAAAGTTATTAACTCTGTAACCTTCAGGTACCATACCCATATTATTGATTGCATTAATGTCATTATCTGCAGTTCCTGTTCTCATAGGAGACTTCATAATTCTCTCAGCAGTAAATTGTAATTCTTTTGGAATTATCATTTTTCTACCTTGAGCTGCTATTTTCAAGCCTCTCTCATCAACAAAACCAGCAATGTCAATTAATGACTGCTCAAGTGAAGTTTCGTTTAAATCTGCAGCTGTAGCAAGAACGTTTGAGAAAGTTCCACCAGTTGCTAATGGGTGTGAAGCATTAATTAGGGATACTCCATCTCCACCAGTTACTGTTGTTACTTGCGCATTGTTCAATACATTTGCAGCTTTCACTTGTTTTGTGTTTGCCATAGATCTCGCAAGAGCTCTTGTGTATCTGCCTGCTAATCTATCGTATAGGTTATCTTCAATTGCTTCCTCAGTAATAGCAAATGCTAATGCGATAGTTTCGTGATTGTATCTTGCTGTGAAAGTTTCACCTGCTTGATCAAACACTACTCCAGCACCTTCTTGTTTAGTTGGTGCAGAAGCAAAACCGCTTAACATTACTTCTTCTTCGAAAGCTCTGTCTGATGTTTCAGTAGTATAAATCTCAGCGTGCTGATTATCATATCTACTATATTCCAGGCCGAATAAAGCATTCAAACCTGGCTCTAGTTCTTTAACTAGCTGTGATCGTGATATTGCCATAGTTATTCTCCTTTATCTATTATAGCCCAGTACCACTTCTGTAGAAGTGATTGTTGATTCTAACAAGAATATTAGCATTAGCTGAACTCGTGTCAGAATTATCTGGATCCTGACAAATATCGATCGCCTGAATGACGAAAGTTTGTGCAGTACCTGATACTGATACATCAAGCTGTGCTTTTGATATTCCTGTTGCTGTTACACCAGTAGTGTTTGTTACTGAATAATTCTTAAACAAATCTGCTCTAGTGAAAGCCGCATCAGCATCAATCAAGAAAACTGCATCAGGGTCATCTACAACGAATGCTGTGATGTCACTTGCTGCAATTCCACCTGGATAGTGATTGCTGAAAGTTGGCTTTTGAGTAGTTGGATCTGTATAAAAACATCCGTTGAAAACACCCACAACAGCATCCGATGTGTTAGCACCATGTTTCTGAATATTACCAGATGTTAGTGGTTCCACTAAGTCACCTTGATAAATCGCAGTCGCATAGCCACTCGCAATCGTATATCTGTTTTGAGCTCCTACTAATGGTGTTCCGTCTAGTTTTCTGTACGGTCTTAGACCGAACTTTTCACTTACGTTTGCCATAGTTGTTTATCTCCGTTTATTTATATTTAACTTATCCAAGCTAACCCGGGTAGGTAATGCAAAAAAATTATTTTTTACGACTACCACCAAAGGTAACTCTAGACTGCCTATCAATATTGATGGGCATGTCCGGGTGTTGTTCCTTCATAAGATCTCTATCTATCGCGTCTGTTCTGTCTTGAGTTATTTTTCTAAAATACTCAGCACGACTTTTTAAAATCTCTTCTGGTATCCTTGCCAACACAAGGCCACCAATTCCAATGAGACCAGCATGTTTTCCTTCGTGAATGACTGGAAAATCGTTTGGACCTATTTCATTAATAATGGTTTCAGCCTTTACAAATTCCCAACCTTCTCTAAGTTTTTTAGACACATTACCTGGGTCCTCAAAACCTGCGGTTGCAGTTCTTATCCACCTATGTGCATATCCCTGCGGTGCAGCTGGCGCATCCAAACTGGATGGTGGAGTCCAATCTTTTTTTCTAGCTTGTTTAGTTCTAGAAACAGACTCGCGTGAAGTTTTTACTTTTTCCATGTTATACTCCTTCCTTCACGTATTTTGCGTATTCCTCTAGTGGCACCCCTAATTTCTTAGCGATAACTACCTGTGATTTGGTGAGTTTCACAGATTTGCGTCCACCTGATCTTCTACTAACTGAACCTACATTTTGGACGGGTTCTCTTGCAGGTTTAGAATCTTCAGTAGAATCCTGTGCAAACTTTTGAGGGAAATACTCCTTCATACGTTTGTTTATTTGATTATAATACTCATCTGTCTCAGCATCAATACCCTGCCCCAAAAGGTCTTCATGAATACTCATGGCAGCCCCTGTCATTACTCTATCAGAGCCAAACCACTCATTATCCTCAGCCCATTTTTGAGCTTTTTGTGAAATTGGTGGGGGTGCTTGATTTTCAGCAGATGGTGCTTCAGTCTTTTTTTCTTCTTGCCTTACTTTTTTCTCAGCTTGTGCAAGAGAAACTTTTTCCTTTTCAACCGATAATTTAGAAAGATGATCTTGAGCTTCAGCAATTTTATCTACGTCATTAGACTCAAGTGCTAGTTTTAGCTCTTTTTTAACTTTATCTCTTTCAGCATCAATCCTAGAATCGTATTCTTTTAAGTAATTGGAATCAGTCTCTTCAAACTTTTTCTCAATTGTATCGTATTTATTTTTCAGACCTTTTGCATACTCAAGTGCAGCTTTTTCTCTTCTCTCTGATTCTCTTATTTGAAAAGTTAATTTTTTTATTCTTTTCTGTACTTTGTCAGAATAATCAGCCAAACCTTGATCGTCTTGTTCTTCTTCTTTTTGTTCAAACTTTGGTTCTGGTTTAGTTTCTACTTCCTCTTTAGTTTCTTCCTTAGTTTCCTTTAGAAGTTCTTTTGCAGATTTGCCTCCGTTACTTACATCAACATATCCTAAGTCGACTTCTTGTTTTTTTTCGAAAGCTTCATTTGAAACTTCGGGAGCTTCTACACTTATTGTTTCTTCTTTGACTCCATCAGTATCAATATCTATTTCATTGTTTTTATCTTCAGCCATTTTTCCTCCTTAATAATGGTGCAAAATATTTGTAGGATCTGTAATAGTTGCTATGACTTCATCGTCATTTAAAACTCTTACTTCTCCCCCATCTATTTTGAATCTTGACCCTGCATATCTACTAAATATTACCCAATCATTTAGTTTACACCAAGGTCCGTTTGAGAATTTATCTTTGTCTTGGTAACAAAGATCTCCCATTTTTAGCACAAGACCACATACGGTTGTCATTTGTATGGTTTCTTGAGTTGTATCAGAAAGCAAAATCCCACCTTTTGTTTTTTTAGGGCCAGCATAGGGTAATACTAACAACCTATAACCTGTTGGTGAGGGTAAACTTTCTAAAGTTGATTGTTCGATCGCGCTTGGATCTAGAACTGTTTTTATCGCTTCTTCAGCTTTGTAAGCATCTAAAAGTGCTTCAGTCCTCTTCGGTGTCTCCTGGGACTTTGTCATCGTTGTACTCCGTGTTTGACAGCAGGTCTTTTATATCCTGTTGCAGGTCTTCAAGTGACCTGATTTGCCCCCTAACATATTGTAGTTTCTCTATAGTGTCAACACCATATATAGCGTTATCCTTATGTTGTAAAAGATTACGCTGAATTATTTTTTGTATTAATGAAATTGTATCTACATCCATAACATCCTTTCTAAACAAACTTTATTTTTTCCAGCTTCATGTACTTGGAAGCTCCAATAACTTAATGCTTTTGCTACTACTTCAATATTAAAATATTCACAATCATCGAAAACAAATCGTGTGCCTTTTCTAGATTTATCAGCAAACCATAAAGCTTCTCTTAAAACATCTCTTGTCGTGTGTGGTCCATCAAAATGAACTAAATCAAATACTTTATCTGTAGAATTAAATAGACTCATGAATTGTAAATCGGTGAGATGATAAAAATTAAAATTTTTTTCGTGAGCTAAATCTTTTTGCATTTGTATTCTCATCTCATCTGTATAATCAGCTGTCTCTGGTTCTCTCCCATCATAGTGTTGATATTTTAAATTATTATAAGGATCTATACCGATGTGTTCATAGGGTACATTTCCAATTCTTTTTTGAATACCCATCATCATTACTTTAGAGCCTAAACCCTCTCTAATTCCTATTTCACAAGTTGTAACTGATTTTGGTTTATCGTAAAATTTTAGAGTGCCACACCATCTATTTAAAAGTTCATATTCGGTAGAATCCCCTCTTATGGTCATGAGGGCACTATAGATATTATTTAAGCTTTTGCAAATGTTTTAACATTAGTAGGTTTAGGTCCCACATTGGCAACTGCCCGTTTCCTGGCAACGGCAGATCTTCTCTGACCCTCGCTCATTCTTCGAGCTTTCGCTAGAGGTACGCATTTTGGATACTTTCTCTTCGCGTCTGCTTTCTGTTTGGAACGGCCACATTTTGCGAATGATCCATCTTTTCGTTTGCTCCCAATATCTACCCATTTTTGTGCGAACCATTTCTTCAGTCCACCTGATTTCATGTACTGAATATTTTTTTGCATTATCTTACGCCTTGAAAATTTAAACCTCTTATAGCCATGCCACCACCTCTAACTTTAATAGAGTCTAATGTTTTAGCTTGTCCTTTATGCGCTGCAGATGCTTTGTGTAAAGCTTTTGCAACTTTTTTAATTTTCATTCCACCTGTGTTCATTTTTAAACCTGATTTTTGTAATCTTCCCATTCCAGATTGTGAACCTGCGCTTACGGCTTTACCAACTTTCATTCCTAAAATTTTTTTCTTAGCTGCCAAAGATAAACCTGCCATTGGCATTAAACCTTTTTTTCTTGCTTGCTTAGCTAATAACAAACCACCTAATGCTCTTTTAGGTCCTTTAAAATCTTTTCTTTTAACACCAGAAGGATCTTTAATTTTACCCGCACATATTTTTGAAGCGTAAGCGTTAGCATATGCTGACGGGTACACTGCAAATTTTCTTTTCGCTGCTGCTTTACCTCTTGGACATAATTTAGTCATTTATTTTTTTCCTCCGTTCCTAAATATTTGTGTTCCCTTTATACCATATATTGAAGCCACAACCAAGATCCACAAGTTTGTGAACCATGACGGGAGCTGCGAGAACATTTCGAAGAACAGTTTTACTTTATTCATCGCTTCAGGATCTTCACTTATCACTGACCACGCCAAAACAGCGATTGGCGCAGACAAGATAATAAGAACCGCCTCGTCCTTCCAGTCTGATTGTCGGGCCTCTAATAATTTACCTTGGTAAGCTTCTTCACCTCGGGCCATCTTAGCAGCATGCATGTGTTGTGCATCTGCCATTGCCATTTTAGTCTCTTGACGCTTCTTATAGATATGACTAGCTGCGTTTAATCCCAATTTTAAGGCACTGAACCACATTTTTAAATTTCTCCTTACGTCTTTTACTAAGATAATCTATCATTATATCAATCGTATTTAAAGCCCCTTTACCATTGATTCTCCATCTCCACGTATTTTTGTGATGTTCCTGCCTTTTTTTGCACAAATAAAAAGCACCACCAAAAAAATCATGAAATCTTTTAACCATATCTTTATCTGTCATTTCTACAGAACAGGCAAAGTATTTTTTGGTTTTAAGTTTAGACCAGATGCCAAAACTTCCCTCACCATCAAACACACCAGCCAAAAATATTATTTTTTCTTTTTGGGAGAGGTTATCGTAAACCGATGAACTTTTTTCCGGATACTTGTATGTTTTTAATTCCTTTGATATCAGATTTTGCTCCTGGTTCTCTATGAGGGCAACCACCACGCTTTAACTTTATAGGCGGTACTTGTGGATTAGGCCCTTGTTTAGGAGGCGGTCCTGATTTTATGCCTCCACTAAGTCCTTTACGTTTTTGCTGTCTTTCTGATTTCATTTTTGCCTTTTTTAAAAATTGATACTACTCTTGTTTTACCCATCACCTTTGCTCTTTGTTCACCTACGGTTAAGATTTGAATCTTCCTTGCAAAAGGTTTGTTAATTCTTTTAACTTTTCTTACAGTTGCACTAGCATCCGCGGGGGTTGCAAATTTTATTTTTACCGTATCTCTAGGATTTTCATCTGTATACAATCTTCTCCCAGAACCCTTAGGTTTCTTACCAGTGCCTGTTTTTGGATCTCTATTTTTTTGCAAGTTTCTGCCTCGCAATCTCTAATCTTTCATCTGACTGATCAGATTGTTCTGATAATTTATCATATTGAAAGTCTAATCTATTAGCTTCTTTAGTCATGTCTAATTGTGCTCTTAACTCTGTTTCTCTCTCTTTACGCTGCATATCCATTGCACGTAAATCTATTTCTTGTTGTTTTAATCTTACTAATGGATCCACTTGACCAGCTTTAGCTTGTATTTCACCTCTAACTAACTCTTCAGTTATTTCTGCAACCGCAGTTGCAACAGCTTTATCAAACTGAATTTGAAATTGTTGTGGGTCCTGTTGAGCTAAAGCAACCATTGCCGGCTCTTGCATTAATTGTTCTCTGACTTCTATCTTAGCTTTGAAAGAAATATGATCAGATATATGTGATTGAAGCAAAGCATAAACAGTTGGATTAATTTGAACCATTCTAGATGCCATAAAAGCCATGTGAGCAGCAATATGTGCATCATGATCTTGAAATTCAAATGCAGTAAGTAACTGCATTTGCAGTGCACGTGCGTTTTCTTTTGCAGGATCCATAGGTTCAGGTTGTTTTGGTGGTGCTTTTAACAAAGTTTCAATTTGTTTTGTCCCTAATGCTTCATAAACACGTCTATATGCTTCATGAATGTTATGAATTTGTGGATTTGACATTGCAGTTTGCAATTGTTGCTGTGCAAGCATAACTCTTTGAGCCATTGACATGATATTTGGGTCAGCAACCGGTAAAATATCTACACGATTGTCAAAATCTACCTGTTTTATCATTCTTGGGCCACCATAAACGTCATATGGATACTCTGGAGGCAGTGCATCAGCCATAATTCTTGCTAATATTTTAAATTCTAACCTCATTGCGTAGTAACAACGCTTGTGAACACCACTCATTACACGTGATCCACGTTCCATTAAGGCCATTGTCGTGCCAACAGCCCTATTTTGTAGGTCATTACCTACGTTAGAGTCTGTAATCGCAGCAAATTTTTGTCCCGCGCCCACAACAAAACCTAATAAATTAAATAATGTTGTACTTGGCTCTGAAAAGGGTAGGTTAAAAAACTGATCTCTGATGTTTCCGCCCGGAGCATCGACATCTCTAAACTCTCCCGGCTGTATCGGTTGGTCATCATCTCTAACTCTTATACCTCTAGACTTAAATCCCGCAGGTAAATTCTTTAAAGTTCCTGCATCTATCAATTGTCTTAATGATTGAGTTGCAGCTAATGATAAACCACCTATCATGTGTGTTAAACCAAAACCATAAAAGCCTAATCCGGGTAAAAATTTATAATGAACAAAATATTCTATCCTTTTGTAAGTAGGATCATCAGGTCTATAGTTTCTGTAAATAGATAAAACTTCACCTGAGTTCTCATCAATGGTTACTACATAAGGTATTTTAATTTTCTTAGCACGTGAATCAAATTTTTCATAATCATCTAAATGTAAATCTACATGCATTTCTAAAATTGTATGTAAGTAATCTTCTCCTGTTTTTTTGACACCCTCTAATTCGTTTATCTTTTTCTGTACGTTGTCCGGTTGATCTTCTCCAGCTTTAGGTAGCTCTATATCTCTGTAAAAACCACCGGCCATAAGTTTTACGACTTCGTTTTCCGTTAGCCGTTGTACGTGAGTAATTCTATCTGTATCTTTTAGATCTGAAGCATAGTATGGAACAACTAAATCTTCTGCCGGTATAAATTTAGAAACTGGTCTTTTTAATATTTCATCGTAGTATATCTTTTTAAAACTACTACCGGATAACGGTAAATGAAACAACATGCTATCCATATCTGTAGTATACTCCTCCATCTCCTCCATAAGCATATAGTTCATGTAATCCCTTACTCTATCTGCTTGATCTTCAATTGGTGGTGTTTTTAAACCTACTACTTGGGTCCTTACAGGTCCCTCTGATGGAACTAATTCTTTATAAGCTTGTGCTTGAAATTGTGTTACAGATTCAGCTAGTAATGGGTGAGTTACATTTGAAGCCCCTTTAAAAGGTTTTGTAACTTCCATGTACTTTGTACCAAGAAGATCTAAACCTTTAATATAAGCCTCTTCCCATTCTTTTCTTGATGTTTTATCTTTTTTGTATTCAGATACGAGATCATTACCCATTCTAGATAAAGTTCTCTCATCCATAAATTCTGCAAGATTAGCATTGAAATCGTCTTGTGGTCTTACTTCTGGTTCTTCTTCTCCCTCAATTGAAACTTCATCTACCTCATCTTCAACAATTGGTGTGCCTTGACCTTCTTCAATTTTTTCCTCTTCAGAAATATCTATATTATCTTTTTCAACAGCCATAAATTTAACCTAGCCTTTTAATGGCCTAGAATCAACTAATAAAGTTTTGTTGGTTTAGTTCTACCTAATTTTGTGCTTACAGATACTGAACCACCAGTATTAAATCTTTTTTTACCTCTTTTGTTCATCTCCATAATTTTTTTGATTCCAGGATAATCTTTTGCTTTACCTACTCCGATAGCAATTTTTATAATAGGTTTCTTACCTTTTATTCCACCTTTTTTGTATCCTTGTGCACTTAATCTTCTAGTAGCTTCAGTTAAACCACCCCCCATTTTTTTCATTTTTTTTGCAAGAGGGATCATAGTTTTTGGTTTGTCGAATTTAAATTTTTTTCTTAAATCTTCAATTTGCTTAGGAGTCAATTTACCTTTAGGTTGTCGTCCTAAACCTTTTAATCTACCTTTTAGTGTAGCAAGTGTACTTTTTATTTCACCCATTCTTCCTGTATCAGCTCCACCACCTTTTGTATATTTCATCATGCCGCCTTTCTTAACTGCAATACCTTTTTTCATTTGCTTTAATCTTTTTTTATCTTTTTTCATCTCTTCCATTCTTTGCATCATTTTTCTCTGATCTTCCATTTGGTCTCTCATTTTATTGTAAGCTCCAAACTCGCTTTGAGGGCCTAATGCTCTTTTTCCTTTAACACCCATTTTACCTCTTTTAGCTTTCATAACTTTTCCTGGTTTTACTCTTTCGTCTTGTAAACCCATTCCCTTTCTTCTAGCGGCACCGAATCCTCTTATAGCACCACCAAATCTTTTTCCTGACATTGCTTTTTCAATAGCCATTCCTCTTTTCTTTTCATAACCGGAAAGTTTTCCGTCTTTATCTAAATCTGCTTTACCTGGGTTTTTGAGCATCGCTCCTCCTTTACTTTTTGCCATGGGTTTTGGATTTTTTTCTTGCATATTTCTATCAGTTTCTCTTCTCAAAAAAGAAGGAGCTGGAGAAAATTTATCTGGATTATTCATTATATCTTTTTCTGATACAAAAGTCATTCGACCAGTATCTTTATTAAGAACTTTTAATAGTCTCTGTGTCCTAGTCTCTGCAGTTTCACTTTTCTTAACATAGTCTTTAAGACCTGGAGTTTCTCCACCTCTTTTTAATTTAGGTTTACCAAATTTTTTTTTCAACTTTTCTCTTAAACTTTGCATTCTACCCTCAATTGTGAACTGACCTTTTTCTGCCCTTAATTTATTCGTTCTTGATATACCACCTCTTCTTAACTCCATAGGTTTACCATCGTACTTGCCATAACTTTTGAATATGTCTAATTTAGAAGAACCTTTTGGTTTTTTCTTTTTGTTTTGTTTTTTTTCGTCTTCGTCTTTTTTTAACATTCTCAATGGCATAAAAGCTCCTAATAATATTTATACTCTTTTTCAAGTTTCATTGGCGGGTCGTCCCAATCGTCCGAATACGTTGTAACAAATCCACCTTGTCGATATCTTAACACAGCTTGTGTCATAGAATCAACATAGTCATCGTATTGTCCATTAGGGAAAGCTGCGCATTCTTCGATTACGTCCTGAGCAAATTTTTCATCTAAAGGAGCAAATACCATACCGGATTCAAATATAGGAGCACAACTATTAATTCTAGTATATTTATCTCTACCTTTTGCGGGGACATAATCAATTACTGGTATTCCAGCTCTTCTTAATTCGTGTATTAATGGTTGCCCCGAGGCCTTTGCTTCTACAATAACTGTTTCAGGTTCCCAGTAATTATACTGATCTAAAGCCATATTTTTAAGCTCAGGAAAATCATATCTACCCTTTATGGCATCTAATAATATTATTGCTTGCTCGTATCCTTGAACAGGTTCAAATATTCCCCACGTTGTAATTGCAGAGTAGTCTGCAGTTTCTTTCGCACTAAATGCTGTATCATAACTTTGTATTACATGTAGTAATTTTGGAAGATGTTCTGAATCATAATCTTGCCACCATTCCCTTTTGATTATTGCACCCTCCTCTGAAGTTGGGTCCTGCATATATTGTGCGTTCCAGTTTTTTGTTGATACTGAAGCCTTAACCGCTTCTAAATCTTTTAACGACCAATACTCAGGCCAAACTGGTTTTCCATCTGGCATGATAGCTGGAAATTCAATTACTTTCCATTTATCTGCTTTTGGTTCTGATTGAGCCTTCACTAATCTACCAGTCAAATCATCTGTGGCCCAACGAGTCATAACCACAATAATTTTACCACCTGGTTGCAAACGTTGTCTTGGACCGGAGCTGTACCATTCAAATGCACGATCCATTGCTTTATCAGACATTGAGTCTTGTTCTGTATGTGGATCATCGATAATAAGTAAGTCCGCCCCTCGTCCTGTGATAGAACCGCCAACACCCGCTGCAAAATATTCCCCACCATGATTGGTCTCCCAACGTCCTTTTGCCTTACTATCTTCTCTTAGTTTAACATCTCCAAAAATCATTTTGTACTCTTCAGTATCCATTAAATTTCTTACCTTGCTACCAAATCTAACTGCTAGTTCTGCGTTGTGTGAAACCTGCATAAGTTTCATTTTAGGATATTTCCCTATCATCCACGCAGGAAATAAGTATGAAGCAAACTCTGACTTAGTATGTCTTGGTGGCATATTTATTATTAACCTCTTTTCTTTATCCATTGATATAGCTTGAAACTTTTCAGCAATAATCTGATGGTGCCCGTATCTTTTTGGGTCCTTTGTTTTTCTATAAATGAAGTCAGGCCATACTGCTTGTGCAAAAGCTAAGAAGTCATCTTGGCATAATTTTATATATTGCAGCTGCTTCTCTAACACTAAGTCCTTTAGCTCATCATCAGTCAGCGTGTCTAAGTTTTTAATCATCTAAAGTGTCCATTTGATTTGAACCTTATATACATCTATGCAACTTGCCACAAGTGTCGTGTCGTAAGTTACATTTTTCGCGCGCGGTGGTGTTTTTTTCTTTTTTTAATGTTTCTGTTTTCGCGTTTCTTTTGAGCCTTCTAACGGCCCGCGGTCACCGGTCACCGGTTCGGGAGCAATTTTCAACGGCCACGTATCAAGTCAACACGGCACGTCTAAAACGATCAACCAACAACGGCCAATTTACCGGGATTTCACAAATAAAAACGGGCTCAATCGCTCGCGGATCTGTAAAAAATGATCTGGGTTCATATATTTTTAAGGCTTTTTCCTTTTGGGCCTTATGCAGGATTAAGATCTTAATATTGTTTTTAATGGCTCTGTTAATCCAGACTATTTGATATTTATTAAGGGTCGGAAAACTGACTTTATTTGATTTTAATTCAAGCCAAAAACTAACACCATTGAACGCGCCAAAAACATCTGGCACGCCAGAAATTGTCTGAGTTTCAATTCTAGTTAAAAAAAATTTCTCAGGCTCTAAAACTTTTTTTATTGATTTCCAAAGTTGGGCCTCCGGTTGTGACATGTGATTTATTTACTATGAGTGTTGCAAAAATACAACACAACTTATACGGGAAAATAATTTGGGGGGTGCGACAATCTTGTTCTTTAATTTATCTTATTGATCTATATATTGATGGGATAACTAAAGGAGAAAAAAACATGAGTACATTTAAACAAAGAGAAGAGGCTAGACACTTGATCAGAAAATTTGACAATGCGACAGGCCTCAAAGATGAACAGAGACACTTTCAAATGAGAAGACTGGCGCAGGGTGAGAGAGACAGACACACTCAAGCCATCTCAAGAAATGTATCTAATTTTTTACATGAAAAAACTTTGATCGAGAGAATAGAAAAAAGCGGTAAGTTGTAAAAATCGAAATCCGGGGGCGCAAGCCCCCGGGTCTGTGTGGGTGGCGGCCATGCACTGATGAGAAGCCAAAAACTAAAGGAGAAAAAAACAATGATTAAAGTAAAAGTCACAAAAGAGTGGATAGACATTGGCAATGCAAAAAATAATAGAGAGTGTCCAATTGCTAACTGCTTCAATAGAGGTAAAGGCGTAAAGGGGGTGGGCCATGCGTTAATATTTGATACTCATTCAACTTTATTTCTAAAAAAGAAAATCAACGGCAAAACACCAACGCTTGATTTTAAACACTCAGACCAAATAAAAAATTTTATTGAAAAGTTTGATAACGGGGGCGCAGTACATCCTCAGGAGATTATTTTCAGTAAG